GTCACCCTCACCGACAACTTCGCGACGCTTCTCAAGCATTTTGGTCAGGTCAACAGACATGGCAGGTCCTTTCATAGGAAGTGCCCCCGGTCACCGGTTGGTGCGGGGGCGTGAAGAATGGGGTGGCAGGTCGGTTGTGCAGAGTGCTTGGGTGGGGCCGGGCGACCTGCCAGGATTCCCGGCCCCGTTGAGGTAGCTACTCCCCGTCGCCAGCGTCTGGGGGTGTGTCATCGCCGGGATCGTCCGGCGCGTCGGGGGTCACGGGGACGGCACCACTATCGGCAGCGTCGTCACCGTCCCCCGGCGTCATTTTCCCGAACCACCGCCGGCGTTGACATCCTTGGACCAGTCGCCCAGGGACTTCGCAGAACCACCGATGAGAGTGGAACCGGCAGTGCCCGGCTTCCAGCCCTCCTTGAACTCACGACGGATCGCGAAACCACTGGTCGCGTCGAAGTTCGCCTTGAAGGTCAGCTCGTAACCCACCAGGTCAGTGTTGGTGTGCGTGATATCGCCACGCTCGGTGACAGACGCCGCCGGCATCAGGTACGGGCGGGCCTTCGTGCCGTCCAGGACCGTGACGGGCAGGCAGAAACGGAAGTCCTCCGGAAGCTTCGCCCCCGTCTCGAACGAGGTGACACCAGACGCCTCGTCGTAGGTCATGTCCTCCTCAGCGACGCCGTAGTACAGGGCGTTCGCCAGGCCACCAACCGACCACAGCGTGGCCTGGAAAGTAGCCTCCTCAGAGGTGATCTGACCACGCTGCGGAGAAGTCGCCTGCCACGGCTTCCAGTCCGAGCGCTCCTGGTTCAGGGACTCAGCGATGCCGGAATCCGACAGCCAACCGAGATCCACCATCGGGGCGGCGGGGTCGGCCATCTTCTCCGGCAGAGCGGTACCGTACGGGCCGTAGTGCAGGGCGCCGGTGACGCCCAGGGTGATCAGCGCCGTCTCGTAGTTCGGGGCGGTCAGATCGAGTTCAAGATCAGCCATGATTCCTCCTTCAGGAATGCAGAAACCCCACCGTGAGGATCACGACGGGGCAAGGTTTGTGTTGTTGGTCATCGACGCGGTGTAGACACCACGACCGTGACCGAAGCGACCCATCCACCGAGGGACGAATCACGGGCCAGAGCGAGCCCACCAGCCGGCGTCACGAGGACACCCGGCGGGCGACGAGGATCAATCAGCCACTCGTCAGCCTCAGCCGCGAGAGCGCGGGCCACAGGCTCCGACTCGCCGTACGCGACGACACGAACGACCTCACGGTCCCACGCCGGATGACGAGCATCAGACCCATCCGACACGACAGTCACCACCGGGCCATCCCGAGGCGTCCACCCAGACGGAAGCTCCGACCGCACCGGGCACGACAGCACCTCACGCAGACCACGGCGGATCACCCGCGGCGCATCCTGCTGCTGCAGCATGAGGGTCACCCCTTCCCGTAGCGGTGAACCGTCGCACCCTTCGACCGGGCTGCCTTCGACAGCAGCCCGTCGCGCACCTCCACGGCTTTCCCGTTCGGATGCTTCAGAGCGACGAGGACCACCGGCCGGCCATTGCGGTCGTACTTCAGCCGGGAATCAGCCTCGTACCCGCCGCCGACCGCCGCGGCGATCTCGTCACCCTTCTTCTCGAGCTGCGGCCCGAGCTCCTTCATCGCCCGCTTGAAAAACGCAGGCTTCAGACCGAACTGTGGTCCCTTAGCCATCAGCCCTCACCCCTCTCACAGACGAACACCGTGGACGGCCGGTGACGCGCCAGGCGCGGTCGCCGGAACGCCGCGTAGTCATGCGGCGGCTCCACGACACGGAACACCCTGCCACGGATCACCACCTCAGACTCCGCAGACACCGCCGTGCCAGACGGGGCGAACACCCGCAACTGCTCGACGGTGCCCTCCCGGTCCACGCCCACATCCTGATCCAGGACCAAGGGCTGCACCCGACACGTCACCGTCACCGACCCCGTGCCGGGGATCAGATCACCGTCATCATCGAACTGCGGCCGATCACGGATCTCCACCGGCTCGAACGCCTCATTCATCGAAGCCTCCGCTCCGGCCACCGCCACGGTGCCGGGAACGACCCGGACGCCAGCGCAGTGACAGGCAGGCCCAGTTCCTCCCGGTGTGCCGCGGTGAGAATCAGCCGGCCAAAGCCAGTGACCTTCAGCGTGTCCGAGGAATACGCCTCCGAATCGGACTCAGCACCGGTCGTAGACGACACGGATGACTTGCCGACAGACGGGCCGATCAGCACTGCAGCCGCGACCATGTCCCGGATCACCCGCTTCGCAGCATGATCCAGCCACGGAGATGCAGCAGCTTCCGCGTCGAAGTCACGGCCCACACGGGCGAACGCGTCCCGGACGATCTCCTCAGCATCTGCGAGGAGAACCGTAACGCGGACCGCGTCATCCGGAGACAGTGCCACCGGCAGGCGTGACGCCAGGTCATCAAGCTCAACGAGCATTGCGAGTCCTCCTATCGGACAGCAGCGATGATCTCCTGCTTCGACATGCCCTTCGGATCGATGCCGAGAGCCACCGCATACGAGCGCCACATGTCCACCGACGCGGCACGAGCCGGGCGCTTCACCTCAGGCTCCACGTCGGAAACCGGCTCAGGAGCAGCATGCTTCGGCTCCACCGCATCCGGAGCCGCAGCAGGGGCAGGATGGAGCTCACCGTCAACGGCAATGCCGCGACGGAGCAGCCAATCACGCTTCGGGTGATCCTCGGGGATCTGGTCACCGGGCCGGTACCAGATCGTCCGACCACCTTCGCCGGCGCTTGGCCAGGACACGCGGGCCGTCAGGCTCACGGCTCCACCCCGGTCAGCTTCACCACGGCCAGCGGGTTGTCCACGGCGATGATCCGGTGCCGGAAAGCATCGGTGCGCCAGGACTGATTCGGGCCGCCGTAGGTCTGCTCCCCACCCTCGGAGTACAGAGGGGTGAGAGTGAGAGGCTGCGCCTCGGAGACGAAGCCGGCGGTGCCGGACTCCATGACGTACACCTCACCCTCCGGGATCCACGGGCTGGTGACGATCTGCAGTCCCGCGAGGCGGTCGGCGGACACGCCGGTGTAGCGCGGATTCTGGTCGGCGACGTTGCCGCGGTAGAGCTTCTGGGTGGACTCCGAGAACATGGCCAGGTCGAGGGTCGCCTCGTTGAGGACGATGATGTCCGGCTTGTAGCCCATTAGCGCGTTCTCGTCGTCCGGGGACTTGGCCAGGGAGATCAGGCGCTTGGCTCGGAGGATGTCGCGCACCGGGTCCGCATTGGCGTCTTCCCAGTCGGATGCGACGGCGAGCTGCTGGACACCGGACTTGTCGAACGCGTCGAGGGCTGCCTCGACACCGTTGCGGACCATGGTGTTCTGCAGCGCGGTGGTCTGCAGGGACAGCATGTCGATCTTGTTGAAGCGGCGCATCTCCCAGGAAATGCGAACCGCCAGAGCGGTCTTGACTCCGATGATCTTCTGCAGCTTGCCGCGGTTGAGATCGGAGACCGGGATCTCCGCGAACTCAGCGACGTTCTCCGCGTTGTCGTTGAGGTACGGGGACGCTGCCTCGCGGTAGGCGACGACGCCGTCGTTGGAGCCACCGTCGCGGAACAGGGCGGCTTCGAGGAATGCGCCGTCGAGGTTCTCGAGGATGCGCTCGGGGATGAAAGTCGGGTCCTTGATCGCCTCATCGACGGTGATCGTGTCGCCGCCGAAGGCAGAGGTCAGGTGCTCGGCCATGATTGTCCTCCTTCATGAGGATTCGTGCGGGCATGAGAAAACCCCCTGCTCTCCCGTTGTGGGAGGTAGGGGGTTGCCCGCGGAAAGGATTGGTAGGGCGTCAGCCCATGGTGAGGGGCAGGACGCCCCCTAGGCGTTTCCCTCTGCCGCTCCGGCACCGCCGAGGATGGCAGGGTGGAACAGGTGGACACGAACGAGACCTCCGTCGGTCGCGCCAGCGGCGACACCGACCTTCACCGATCCGGTCTTGGCGACCGCACCGTCAGCCGCGGCGAACACCACGTCATCCAGGGCGAACGTGTCCGCGGTGGCGATCTTCACCACCGACTGCTCGGTGTGGACCCGGATGATGAACGGCAGACCATGGGTCGTGTCGTTGATGTCCGGGGCGGTCTTCGGATCAGCGGACTCGGTGACCGCACCGTACGGGAAGGTGGCGGCATCATTGTGTTCGACCTTCCCGTCGACGGTCTTGACGAGGTGGAACTTGACGACCGGCTTACCTGCCTCGCGGGTCAGGTTGCCGGAAGAGAAAGTGGGATTGGACATACTGTCCTCCGTTTCTTTGTTGTGTTCCGGGGGTTAAACCCGGGGCTTCGGGAAGAGGTTGGACCGTGCGGCACGGGACCGAAGGTCAGTGGACACGGATTCCTCGGCGGTCTCCGGATCACGACCGTGACCGATCTCCCGGACCGGGATGAGGTTCTTCGGTACCTGCCGGTAGTCGGCGAGAACCTGCGGGTTCTTCCGGGCCGCGTCGATGATCTTCTGACGATTCGCGGCGACAGCCTGACCGTCACGGATGAACCCATCGACCTCTGCGACCAGGGCGGAATCTTCTGCCTGCTCCTTCGCAGCCCACCCGTACTTCGCGGCGACCTGCAGAGCAGCGAGAGTGTCAGCGGGGACGGTGACCATCTCCGGTCCGGCAGGTGCCGTAGCGGGATCAGTAGCGGGAGCCTCCTCATCGTCACCGGAAGCGGACTTCACGGTGATGGTGACAGGCAGCTCCACCGGCTCGTCATTGCCAGTGACAGTGACAGTCACGGTGACCTCCTCGTCAGGCTCCGCACCAGCGGGGGTGGTGACAGTGAGGACACCCGTGGCCTCCTCCACCTCAGCCGACCAACCCTCAGGCGCTTCACCCACGGCGAAGACCAGGCCCGGCGGGGTCGGCTCACCACCACCCGGCTCGACGGTCACCGAACCGGTCGGGACCACAGTGGTGCCCTCCGGGTAGGTGATGTCGATGGTGGAGGTCAGAGTGACCTCCTCGTTGAGGATCTCCCGGATAGCATTCCGGATCTCCTTCTTCATGAGCGCATCCACGTGCGACTCCTTCCGTTCAGGCCCCGAAGGGCGATTCATGTCAGGGTCCGGGGCGTCCGCCCGGGACCGGTACCGGAACAGGGCCATCACGCGGCCCCGGCCCAGCGCGTCGACCGGTGCCGGTTCGGCAGCCTGCCGGGCGTCCTCGACGGCGTCAGCGAGCCCGGCGTCCACAGCCTCATCGGCCGAGTACCAGGTCTCCTCGACCATCCGGGCCCGCCACTCGTCAGGATCCCCACCTGCCTTACCGGCGTAGACCGCGGCGATTGCATCGGACTCGCGGTCCAACTTCGTAGCCTCGTCACGCTGCTCCGCAGCGTTACCGCCACGGAAACTCAGCGCGTCGTGGATCATTAGCTGCGTCCCGGGGCGCATGATGACCCAGTCTGCCCCACCGACGGCGATGAAGGACGCGGCGGACGCCGCGATCCCCTCGACCACCGCAGTGACCGTCCCCGGGTACTTCCGCAGGCCGTTCATGATCGCCCGGCCCGACCAGACGTCACCGCCCGGACTGTTGATCCGGAGAGTGACGTCCGCCCCGTCGGCGGCCTGCAGTTCCTCGGCCACGCCCCGGTCGGTGATGTCCCACCCGACTTCGCCGTACATCAGGATCTCAGGCATCGGCGGTCTCCTCCCCCGTGTCGTTGGTGCCCGGCGGTTCGCCGGGATCATCCTCAAGCAACTTGTCCAGACCGGTGATCTTCGCCGCGTCCTCCGCAGACATGCCGGACTCGATCAGTGTCTTCTGCGCCGCAGCGAGCTTCGACAGCTGCTCAGGGTCCGCGCTCTTCGCCTGCTCGTCCTTCGGCAGGGCGTCACCCGCGTCGACGGCTTCCTTGAACGGTCGCTTCGCCGGCAACGAGGACACACGACGCACATGCTCCTCGAGAGGCTTGTCCATCTGAATGACCTTCTTGTCCACCAGCGTCGCCAGGACATCCATCGCCAACTCCTTCTTCGAGGCGATGGGGTCCACGACGATGCGCGGGCACACCCCGGACCAGTCCGGGAATGCGAGGTCCACGAGGTCTTCCACGATGTGCTGCGTGGCGGTGTCCGCGATCCAGTCCGCGATGGTCTGCAGCGACTGGATGAAAAGGTCCGACTGGGTCTCGGCGAGGGCGTAGGATCCGCCACCGCCGTCGAGGTTCAGGAAGTGCGCGAGCACCGCCTTCGCCATCATCGAGTCGTGATAGTTGATGGACTCCCGAGGACTGACCAACTGGCCAGACACCCCGAGGATCTTCAGCGACGCCCCAGCCGGAGTCGCCGCACCCGACGCTGTACCCGCCCGAAGCTCCGAGGCGATCTTCTGCCCATGCTTCAGATCACCAGCCGGATCATTCGTCAGCGCGGACCCCTCATAGACCGGCACACCCATGCCGTTGCGCTCCAGCACCTGCGACTCAAGACGAAGCTGATCGTCACGCATCCTCCAGTGCTTGTACGCCGGGCGCAGCACCGACGTGCCGGTCCACGACGTGTCCGTCGGGGAATGGACGTAAGCCACGAGGTGCGATACCGGGATCGTCGCGGACTCAGCCCTCGCCTTCCCCACCGACACACCCTGCTGCTCCACAGACTCCAGGCCACCGTCCGCCGCGACGTTGATCTTCGTCAGCGTCCCAGGGAACCTGGGCGCGAGCTTCCGCAGATGATTCCGCCCGTCCGGACCGACGGTGTAGACCTGCTCGAAGAACATGCACCCGAACTGCAGCGACAACAGGGCCTGCTGCAGGTGCTCACTCCATGACACCCGACCCCGCCGGCGACCCACCGGCTTCTGAGCATCATCGCCCAGCACCGGCAGACGAAGATCATCCGCGACCAGGGCCACGATCTCGTCAGGCGCACCATTCGGATCCAGTCGCCAATCAGCACGCTGAATCGGCAAACTGATCGCCTTCAGAATCGACGTGACCTGAGCATCCTCACGCCCCATCTTCGCGAACACGCCCGTGGACGCAGGGAACCGCAAATCCCAGTTGTCCTCCGCCGTCCTCCCAGACGGGGACGACAAAGCGTGACCGAACTCGGGTGACCACCCGGACACCAGATCAGAAGGCGAGCGACTGAGCCGCTGCTGCGACCGGCGCTGCCGGAACGGATTCCACATGCCCAACGAACCTCCTCACCATCTTGACGTCACCCGGTTCCTCCGGGATCTCGAACTCGGTCAGCCCCCACACGGCGAACGCCGCCGCGACAAGAACCGACACGACCGGCCGCACTTCCTTGAACGCCCGGCCCTTCTCCATCCCAGGACGGAACTCCGCGACCTCCACGGCTTCCACCCACCGCGGATCCGCATCATGCGTCACCGACCCCTCAGCAATCAGCGTGAGGAGCAGCTCCGTTGCCGCCACGACCTTCGGCCAGTTCAAGCACTCCGGCTCTACCCCGGTCTTCTCCAGCGGGTCCAGCACCGTCGACGACGGGCCCTTCGGATCGACCACCACAGCAAGCGGGTCCACAGCATCCACCGTGGTCTTCACCGCGGCGACGACAG